TTCTAGAACATGGGTTACTGCACAAAACTATATTACTAGCACAGGTATTCCAAGCCAAACTGGGCAATCGGGCAAATACCTAACCACTAACGGCACCGCAGTGAGTTGGGCCACTGTGACTGCCACAGTCACAGCAGCATCTGTGGGTTTGGGCAATGTGACCAATGAATCCAAAGCCACAATGTTTGCAAGCCCAGCGTTTACCGGCACACCCACTGGTATAACAGCAACTCACGTGGGCTTGGGCAATGTGACCAATGAATCCAAAGCCACAATGTTTGCAAGCCCTACATTTACAGGCACAGTGTCAGGGGTAACTGCCACTCACGTGGGCTTGGGCAACGTGACCAATGAATCCAAAGCCACCATGTTTGCAAGCCCTACGTTCACGGGCACTACTACGATGAACACCGCACTAGGTGGACTACTAAAAGCCACTGCTGGTGTTGTTTCAGCTGCCACTGCGGGTACAGATTATCAAGCTCCTCTTCCTTCACAGACAGGCAATACTGGAAAGTATCTATCAACTAACGGCTCTGCTTTGAGTTGGGAAACTGTTTCAGGCGGTGGTGGTGGTGTTACAAGCGTGGGTATAACGGTGCCAAATATTTTTAGCATTGCCAACAGTCCCATTGTATCAAGCGGAACAATGACAATCAGTTATGCAACCAATCCCCAAGTAGGCTCACTCTTGATTGGAAATAACTCATCTGGGTATAGTGTTGCAACTTTGACGGCAGGAGCCAACGTCACCATTACCAATGGCAGTGGAAGCATAACAATTGCTTCCACTGGCGGCTCAGCTGGTATCACTTGGTTCTCAAACACCACCAGCGGTGGCAACATAACAGTAACAACCCCCACAGGCTATTCAACCAGCGGCAGTACTTTGGTTATCGTTGTGGTGGGATCCAGTGTGAGTTCCACCAGTGCATCCAGCGGTTCAGCCAGTTTCAGCACTGGAATGTCAGTGGCCAGTCAAATGAGAGTATTGTACACTCCCACTGGAGTCAGCCCAGGAGCCAGCACCACCATAAGTGGAATCGGTGGTGGATATGCCATGGCCTATGCCTACATCAGCGGCGGCGCTGGACTGGGCACATCAAGCACCAGTAGCAGTTCAACCAGTGCATTCATAAGCAATCCACCCAGCTACTCAGGCACTCCTAGAATCTTTGCCACCAGCTCAAGCGGCTCGTTGAATCTGGCCACTGTGGCCAGCACAGCCTCAGGTGGTGGCCCAACGTGGGCTACTGGTGTGGGATTTGCTCACCCGCTGGACGCAGCCCTTACAGCGGCCATATGGGTTGGCACTGGCTCATGGACCACATCAGCAACACCCACACTTACCAGCAACAGCTTTTCATTCTGGTATGTTACTGGCGTTACATCTTTTAGTTAAGGAACAATAAATGTTATACACACAACTTGAAAACGGCCAGCCTCAATGCCCTGCTGTGCCGCTGGACCACTTTGTACACCTGGGTGCCATAGCTGAGGATGCAACTGAACAACAGCTTGCTGAGGCCAACATTGTGCCAGTGACTGCTTTTACAGGTCAAGCACCCATAGATGGCAACGAATACACCATAGAGATACAGCAACAACAGGATGATTCTTGGGCACAAGTGCTGGTGCAAAAAGAGATTCCACAAGCACAGTATGACAACAATGTGGCCAGACACGCCCAGGCTGTAAAAGCTGACAGAGACAGAATGATTGCTGGCACTGATTGGATAGTGACCAAGAGTGCTGAAGCGGGTGAACCCGTGCCCCAAGCGTGGAAGGACTACCGTCAGGCTCTGAGAGACATACCCGAGCAAGTGGGTTTTCCATTCCAAGTGACCTGGCCCACTAGGCCTTGATTCAGCGAAGCGGCCGCGGAAAATTTTTCAGTAGCGAAGCTGCAGCTAAATTTTTAGTGCGAAGCACACAGCGCAAAAACGCGAACCAGCGTTGCGGCTGCGTGTGGACCACATAAATAACTTCATGCCCCACTCGTTTTATCTGCCAGAGCTGCACGGTTTTGAACACATAGCCACAGCACACTGGCCCCTAGTGACCCTGCCAGATGGACAGTGGGATTGGATTGCTGCTGTGGACGAAATGGAACTGTGGCTCAACACGCACATAGGCAGTCACTATAGTCATTGGGCGTATCATAATGGAACCAGCATAGACTACTGGCAAGCCTGCGTAGCGTTCAGCAAACCCACATACAAAACCCTGTTCTTGCTGCAATGGACTTGACTACTCTTGAGCGTTACGTGTTGGATGAATGGGTATACATACCTGTCGTGCTGTTGACGCTGTTAAACAGCTTTGGCTTGGGACTGGTGATTGGCGTTATGTGGGTCGCCCTGTAGCCAAATCCACGGTGTCATCCACCAGGTGAACGCACTCGTGGAATCTCAGCACCAGTTCAGTAAGCACAGCATCTTCTGGCACCAAAAAACGTGTGCGCATCAAGTGTACTTCCACAGCTAATTTATGGTGTTGAATGAACTCAAACACTTCTCCAGCACGGGGATCGCGATTCAGTATGTAGTAATGTCTAGTGTTCACGGCATGTCCTTGTGATGTAGTGTATATAGCAGAAAGGGTTCTGTGCCGGAGAAAATTAGGTGTGCAAAAAAAATTGCACCAGTACTTACACATTCTAGAGAGATATTTTGGTGCCCAGAATTCCCACAGCAAATGCAGGTCAAGTGGTAAGTATACTATAATAAGGATCTAAACAATGGCAACACCTGTACCACAAATAGCCATGGTGGCTAACCTTTGGAGTAGACAAATGCTGTTTGAGCTCAAAGGTGATGCTGAAACCACACATACACACGAATTTGATCATTTGACCCTGTTGGCACGGGGCAGCTTGCAAGTCACTGTGAATCAGCAGACAACTGTGTATCACGCACCCACTATGATATACATTCGAGCGCATGAGTATCACACACTGACAGCACTGGAAGATCAAACTGTGGCCTACTGTATACACGCACTTAGGGACAGGGAAACAGGGGATATACTGGATCCAGCTATGATTCCCATGGGCATAACGCACCCAGACATGGGCATTGCAGCCATAGTTAAACCCTCAATCAGAAGAGATTAATTCTGCCCGAACGGGGTCCTGCGGGGCCCGTTTTTTTCTGCGCAAAAAAAAATTAGTGAAGTACTTACACAATATGCGGGAAAGATTTGGGCCCCCAAATGGGTGCCTTGCTCCGCAATTTCAGCCCGCGTAAAAAATTAAAGAGAAGTACTTATAGATTCGGAGGGGAGTTTTTACTTCGGTACCCATGCGCTACTAGCTGTAGTTGACAAGTTTGTAATATATACGCTCCCACCCCCTCGAGAAGTTTTTCTTTATTGCTCCCTCCCCGACCCAAAAAAAAGAATAAAAAAAATCCCCCTTGCCGGTCTGACTTGGGGGATTGAAAAGGTATTGCCGGGAGCGAATCGGACTTACAACACCTTTTGTTGGACTAGTTGCCGGGAGCGAATCGTTGGCTAGTCCTGTAGGCCACAGCTCTTAACGGCTGTTGCGCATACATGTTACCTCAGCCACAGCTTGCCACTTGTCCGGGAAGCCATGCTTGAGGTCCGCTACCTTGAGCACTGTACGCAGGCTCAGCTCACGCAAGCGACTCACATTGGCCTTGACAAAGTCCACAACTTCCATCTTCTGGTAGTCTTCAAACTCATACTTGTCCAGCATGCCGCACTCAGTAACCACTTGCTCAATGCGCAGGATCTTCTCACGCTCAGTGTCAATGGTAAGGTCCAAATAGTGGCAACGGCTCTCCAAGGCTTCCAAATGATCACGCAGCTTCTTGCTCTTCACATGGTCAAACTTGATGTTGGTGATAAAGATAGCACCGCCTTTGAATTCAAAGCTATCTGGCACACCTTCTCTGCGCAGCAAATGGCTGTCAGTGTTCCAATGGATCATGCGCTTGCTTGACGTATCCAAGGCTGCTTTGAGAATGTTAAGACTCAAGTCGTCCAGCAACACTGAGTCACAGTCATCAAACACCAAGATGTTCTTGGCATCCTTGTAGTGATACAATTTGCTGTACAAGCCCAAGGCACTCATTGCGCCTTTGACCACTTCATACTTCTTCAGCTTCTCGTCCTGTGCCACATTGGCAAACACGTCATGCTTGCTCAATACAGTTTCAACACCGTGACTCTTGCCCACGCCTGGGGGACCAGTAACAATCATGGCACGTACCTTGCCACTCTTAACAGCACGGGTCATGTCATCCAGGATCTCAAAACGGTCACGCAAGCGATTCATGATGTCTTCGTCGGACTCGTTACGCAGATCTTTCTTAACAGTTTCCACTTCCAAGGTCTTGCTGGTGACTTCGCTTTGCAAGGCCATTAGCATCTTACTAGTAACAACTTTCGCCATCTATCGCTCCTTAAGTTAATTAATATTTACATTATAACACAGGGCGTACCCTGTGTCATGCCGTTTGGTTAATCTAATCTGCTGCAACCGTATGCTGTGAGTCCCAAACCCTGCAGGTATGTGGCGTAGGCGTTGGCACCCGCTTCTTTGACTGAGATGCTTTGAGTGGGCAAGCCAGCTGGATCCCACATGCTGAGACATTTGGGTTTGTAGTCCTTGCGGAAGCCAGCGGCAATCAGCTCTTTGGCCTGCTTGCTGTTGGTACGATCCACGTACACCTCAACCCAACCAAAACCGCAAGCATCGCGCTCACCAATCTGTTGGTACATGGCCTGCGCTGCGTTCACTGCCAGCGTTTTGCCTTGTAGAATCTGTTGTGCTGTTACCATAATGTCGCGCTCCTGTGTGTTGTGTAAGTAGTAATTATACTGCCAAAAAGCCTTGGTGTCAACCTACGAAGTGCCCAGGCGTGTTGCAGGGTCTAGTGGTAGGCTGACACTTTGGCAACTTTTAGACCCAGCTGTCAACCATCATGACGGGCTTTTTGAGCACTCGTTTAACAAAGTCCTCAGGCTCGTCATCGCAACGCACCAGCATAAAGCCCATGCTCTCTACCAAGTCCACTTCGCAGACCTGTACGTCTATGCCTGCTTTGTCCAAGGCAATGTTCATTTTGGTAAGGGCATACTTGACGCCTGCTTCAAACACTGCATGGTCTGTGCTGGTGAGCTCTTCAAAGTCAAACTCCTTCTCCATAACCTCCATGTACTCTTCACCGTCTGCTACGATGAACGGGCGGATCTTCTTCCAGGCCTTTTGATCGGTACAGTCAAAGTGGTCACAAGCTTCGTTAAGGTCAAAGCTGGCAAACCTGTCATAATTTACTTTAGCCATTTGGGTCGCTCCCTATGTGTTAATATGTGTCTATTATAAAGCCTTTTGGCTGGCCTGTCAACTGCCTTAGCAGTCAGCGTCAAACGATTCCCACTCTTGGGCTTCGTCGGGTTGTCCATCATCCTCGTCTTCTTCGTCCAGGATGTCGTTAGCTCTCATCATGTCTGCCACGTCATCTTCTGACATGTAAGCGAGTGCCATCTCTGCAATGGCTTGGGCGCTGATGAGGCCTTCGTCCATCATGTCAATGAGTCTGTTTGTTTGTGTACGCATTAGGTTCGCTCCTGTGTGCTGTTTAAGTGTTAATTATAGCGTCTTATGGGCGGCGTGTCAAGCCATTGATGCCAGCAAACAACAGGCCCAAGCCAGCGCCTGCAACCGCGCACAAAGGCAACAATTGACTGTCTGTGGCAGTGTCAATTGCACCTGACACTCCATACACCAGGAAGAATCCAAAGCCTGCCACAATGCCGTCTGCGGCTCCAATCAATCGAGATTTCATACAGTTTCCTTTAGGGTAAGAACAGTTGCGGGGTAGGCAATGCGGCCTTCGTACTCCAACTGGCTCCGCTCGAACTCAGTGAGGAAGTCGTCAGCCACCACTTCCCAACCAATAATGTGGTTGCGGTAGTAGTCATTGCTTTCTTCAATCTGACCGCGCAGGGCCATGACCAACTCAGTCAGCGCCTCTTGGCTGCGGCCATACTTGCCCAGGCTGTACTTGTAATCCTGACCGCCTTTGAACTTCCAGTACTGAGGGCACTCGCCTTCACCGTCCCAATCATGGGCACCGTAGTTTTCTTGGGTTTGTGTAGTGATTAGCAGTTGCATAGTTCGCTCCTATTAGTTGCTGTTGATGTAGTAATTATACAAGGTTTGGGCAACCTTGTCAACCCCTAATCGTAATCTTTCTTGCCACCCGACTGCTCATTGTAGTCGTAGCCTGCGTGATAGGCTTCCATCTCTTCAGTGGTCAATTCTTCCGTACGCTGGCCGGATCCGCCGCCAACTCCGCCCTTGTGTGGGCAACGGCCGCGGCCATACCAGCTGTCTGCTGAGCCACGATCAAAAGCATTGCCGTGCTTTTGTTCGTAGGTTTTGCCGTGTACGGTGTAAAGGGTTATGGTGTCCAACATGGTTCGCTCCTTGTTTGTGTATGTGTCAATTATACAGGATTACATCAGGCCTGTCAACTGAAAGTATTCTGAGTGACTCACATAGAAGTCAGTGCGGGGATCGTAATACTTGCCTTCCTTGGGATCATAGTACAGAACCCTGCCCGAGAAGTTGAATGGGCCTTCAAGGCCTGGGCGCGGGCCATATGCATCACGCATGTTGTCCGCAGTGTCGAGAACCTTGTAACCCATCTTCGCTCCTTGCTGTGTTTATGTGTTAATTATACACTCAAAACGAAAGGCAGTCAACCGAAATCAACTGCCTTTCTTTGGTGGTGGGCCCACCTGGACTCGAACCAGGGACCAAAGGATTATGAGTCCTCTGCTCTAACCAACTGAGCTATAGGCCCTGATATCGTCTCACTTCCTTCAGGTCTTCATCCGTGTCCTCTAAGATCCAAATCTCTTCATTAAACTCCAGAAGATCTTGTGCAACCTTCTCCGCTTCTTTAAGGGTTGGGACGCACTCGAGCAACTCTTCGTGGCCCTCGTACAGTCCCCAGACTTCGTACTGAATGAACGGCATGATTAGAACGGAGCGTCTTCGTCCTCAGCGGTAACTGCTACCTTGACTGCTTTGGCCTTGGCAGGAGCCTTGCTAGCAGCGGGGACGGCCTTGGCCTTGGGCGCAGGAGCTGCCTTGGCCTTGGGAGTGTTGTCTTCCAAGTACTCCACGATGGTGGATTGAGCCATTGCATCTGCAAAGTCTTCCAAACCCAACAGGATCTTGGCAGCTTCCAACTTGGTGTACTCGCCCTCGAGATCAGCCAATCGAATGTCTTCGTGACCGCTCTTAGCCAGCACCTTGATGCGCATGATGTCATTGGCAAAGCGAACCTTGTAGGTGCCTTCCAACTTGCTAATACCAGCGACTGTGAATTTCTTATCTGTAGCCATTTTAAATACCTCTTCTGTGTGTGTAGCTCGGGAGCCTATCTCCTCTGCATGTTTCAATTATATTACCTTTTGGAGCCTTTGTCAACCGTTTTCGATCTCTTTTGGCGAACCAAATCAACGGGTTTCTTCTTGTTCCTGAACTCCTTTTGCACATAGTAGTTGATTAGACTACGCTGAATCATGGTGACCAAATCACCCTGATCATCCGCCACCACAAACCTCACAGGGCAGGATCCCCAGCTTTGTGTCAGTACGAATTGATTGTAGTATGATCTATGAAACCGATTCTCAGGATCAAACACCACATATGGGCGTCCAAACAGTTCAAGTCTGCTCATTTGGCCTCACCCATTGCTTCATGATACGGTCCAGCTCAGCCCAATCATACTCTTTGGGAGCTGGGCGCACCCGCTCCTGCATCTTGGCATCATGTGCCAGATTCTTTTCTTTATTGGTTTTCATCTTCTTCCTCTTGTTTGTCATCTTCATCCTCGGAGGGTGGGTAGAATGCTACACTGACTCCGTCAAAGCCCTGTAGGCTATCGACTTCATACTTCACAGGGCAAGATGCCAGCCATGTCCAAAAGTCCATTATTCGGCCTCCTCTTCACGGTTGTCTTCTTCCCACTCTTCCAGGTTCTCAACGATGCACATGCATTCGTCAACCTCTGGATTGATTGCTTCTGCCACTTCGGCCGCACTCATGTCAGTGTAGTCCAAGTAGTCATCGCCATGCTCGTCAAACAGGCCGCAGTAGCACATGCCCGATTCCCAATACACCAACTTGACCTTAAAGCCCAAGTCTTGGAACTTCTCCATTGCTTGGATAGGTGGTGCCCAGGCTGAATCAAAGTTCATACGGATGTCAGTAGGACTATCCTGGCTGGCTTGATCACCTTCACCGCCCACATCCCACTTGGTGCCCCACTCATTCACGCAGTAGTCATACCAATTGGCATAGCCGTGTGTGGCAAGGTTGCGGGCTGTGTCTTCTTCCAGTTTGATCTGCTCTGGATCTCCATCACTACCAACACGGCCTGCGACCACATGCAGGTCCTTGGGCACGGGCACGAACTCATCTAGCAAACGACCGTCAGCAAAGGCCTTCTTGGCCCGCTCAATCATTGCTGGGTCTTCGTGTTCCAGAACAAGATAGTTATTGCACCAATTAGGCATATTACACTCCCATTTCGTAAAAGGTTACTGAAGGATCAATCGAAAGCAGTTCTTCTGCACAACGAGTAAGGTAACGGAACTTCTGCTGAACTTGGCTACCACGCAGTTCGCCGTCGCAGGTAAGGTTCTCTGGGCTAAGTTCTGAATCAATGCTGTTGGCAATGGCCTGGCGATCCGCTTTGTTCAACAGGCTCAAAGGCTTCTGATTGAAGATTGCTCGCCATTTGTTCTTCTGCTCTACATACTGCTCAATTGTCGCTATGTTCATGTCTGCTCCTGTGTGTGTTTAAGTAGTAATTATACTCTCAAAAGCCTACTTTGTCAAACGGAACTGATCAATAACCCGGTTGGCTTCAGGGTATTTGCTCTGCTCCAACAGCTCTTCAAAGGTCTCCAGAACCACTAGGCGCTGTAGGTTCTCTGCTTCCATACGGTCCGCACGACACAGCGTGGCCATCCAATCCTCAAGCTCGTCAAACTCTTCGATGGCCCACATGGTGTCCAGGAGCTCCACTTGACGTTCTGTAAGTCCTTCAATCCGCATTGCGAGCTCCTTTGTGCTTGGGGTTGCGTTTGTATTTGATCTTGCTCTCAACAACCTTCTGTTTGAAGGGGGTGTTTTGAGCAAAGAGAACAAAGTGCTCTCTATGCTTTTTGGGTATCTTAATAGTAATCTTCACATCGCTCTCCTTACTGTATGCCATAATTATAGCATTTTGGCAAGGAGTTGTCAACCAACGATGTGTGGGTCTTCTATCATGGTCCAAGGGTCTGTGGGTGGGAAAGCTGCATCCCACTCAGCTGGGTCAATCTTGTCCTCACTCACATTGGTAGCTTCGAGCCAGTCGTAGATTACACTCAAGGGGCACTCAAGCTCTCGAGCAATCTTTGTAGGATGCCACCCTTCAATGTACAGTTGCTCAATGTCATATGCCAATTCTGCCATTTTACTCATCAAAACACTCCTCACCCAATTGTTCTACTGTTTCAACAACCACACCCAAGTCAATGATGCGGGCTGACTGATCTTCATTTGACACACCCTGGAACGCTGTGCGGAACGATTGGTACTCGCCCAGGAAGTCCAAGACGTGTTCACGCTCCCAATCATCAGGAACTTCCAGCTCCTGCATCAGCTCTGTGCGTACGATTACTTTCTTCATACCTTGTCCTTTGAATTTGTCAAGGGCACTAGCCCTCTTTGATTGAAACCCTGTCATGCGCAGTCTTCTGCTTTGAGCTTACGGATAGCAGGCGCCAGCTTCCTCCAGCGTCCACCCATCACTTTAAAGTGCCACTCACCTGACTGATAGTCATCTGCTTTGCTGTACTTGAACACATAAAAATATTCGCACCAACTGCCTTCGAAGTAGTCCTCTGCCTTTTTAAGCGTAGGGAACACTCGGAACTCCTGCTCTGTCTCGCCTCTGTCACGTCCGTAGAACGTACACATATTGCCGTAGAGTGCTTCGTACTCAGCTTCGGGCAAGGTGCTGTCTAAGCGACTAAATTCGTGCTTCTCGCCAATCTCAGCTCGCAGGCTGCTCAAGCCACCCAGTGCTATGAGGTTGTTGACCTTAGGGCTTGCGGCATAGTGCTTGTGCAAGATGCTGCCGTTGTGCTCCAAGTAGCCGTCCCAGTGGCAGTAGACTGCTCGAACTGTTTTGTTGTAAGGGTTTTGAATAGCTATCATTGAACGTGTACCCATTTGGTGCTCCTGTGTGTGTTTAAGTGTTTATTATACTGCCTTTTGGGCACTCAGTCAATCACTACAACCCGGCGGATGCCCGCCTTGTAGTCGCCCGTGTCCTCGTCGTAGCAGTCCTCGTCCTCTACCAGCTTGTCCATCTGGTGGTAGTCGCTGTACTGCACAACGCCATCAAACACTTGACTGATGGCAGGAGCCACCGTAGTGCGCCAATGGTCGCCATAACCATAGGCAAAGTGTACGTCAGCTTCCTGATCGTAGCGGCCGAGGATTTCAATTAGTTCTTTGACTTGCATTGTTTCGCTCCAATGTTTGTTTGTATGTGTGTATTATAACGTCAAACCCGTTACTCGTCAACCGCTATGCTGTCGCGTAATGCGTTGAAGCAGTCGTTGACACGCTCGTTGTCTGAGGTAAAGAAAGTGTAGTCGCCCACAGTAATGCGGCCGTCACCCTCTTTGATGTACTCGAACCCGCCGTAGTAGTCAATGCCGCCTACATTGTGATTGGGCACAGCGATCACCTCGTCCACAAGGTCAATCAGCACTCGCCCACAGCGTAAGTCAAGTCCCAAGTCGCTTGCTGGCACTTGCGTGAAGTTGTTGCGGATGTTGCGCTCCACTACCTCGTTCACCGCATCGATCATGTCCAGGGTGCTGTCAAAGTCTGTATCAGTAAAGTAACCCATTTGTATCGCTCCTAATGTGTTGTTGATGTAAGTATTATAGCAAACTCTACCCAAACTGTCAACCAAATGCGTTGTATAACCCTACTAGCCCTATGGCCAATGACACAAGGTTGACAACAGCCTGCGGCCGGTTTTGCACTCGCAAAGCCCATGCCAAAAATGCCACAGTGCCCACAGCAAACACAATAACGTTATAGGGGTACATGCTGGGACCTACAGCGTTGAGACAGTGTCCCGCAATGATAGCAACAGCGCCCGACCATTGCAACGTCTCATCTATTTGTGTACGTGTAAAATCAAACATCCGCACACTCGTTCACAACTGCGTTAACATGCGCACTGTCTAAACGCTCAAGTCCTGCAATAAATTTAGCACCCACGTCACAGCTAACGTATGTGTCGCCTTGCATCCCCTGCTCGCTGTAGCTAACGTCAAATGCTTCTGCTTCTGAGAAGCCAATTGTTTGCAAGTAAGCACGTAACTCTTCTATAAAACGTCTGTCTGTGTAAATGAGACCGTCTGTGTCCACATCCCAGCAGTCACGTGCAAAATGCACACACAACTCGCCGAAGTCTCTCTCGCTGTTGCAGTACTGCAAGTCCAGCATAATAACGTCAACGCCTTTTGCTTTAGTGCTCCAGTAGCCGTCGCCGTTTGTGCGTAGTGTAGTAAAAATTGTCATTGTTCGCTCCTATAAAATTGTATTGTAATTAATCCACGTAGTAGTCAACTGCTTGCGTTAAGTGTGCAAGTGCTGTGTCCACCTCTTCAAAGCAGTCTAGTTCCGCTAGTTGCTCGCCCTCACAGCTTGCCTCTAACAGCAATGCCTCTACTTCCGCTAACTTTTCAAAAATTGCTAGCTTTACTGCGCTTTGTTGCATTGTGTGCTCCTTAAAAACTTATTATAGCGCACTTTTGCCAAAATGTCAAACGCTATAACAAGCCCTTACGGGCAGTAGGGTTATGCTGTAGCTTGTAAACGTGCAAGCTCTTGTTGTAATTGCGCAACACGCTCTTTTTGTAGCTTGACAATAAACTTTGCTTTTTTAGCTTCGATATCTCTGCGGAACTTTGCTGTGCTTACATTAAGCATATAAGACGTTTGACCGTAGCTTTGCAATTTGTTTTGCTGTGTGTACACAACTGCACGAGCGGCTGACATTGCGTATGCATTAACTGTACTTGCGTAAATTCCCATTTTTACTTCCTTTGTTGCTAAGTTGTTATTATAGCGCACTTTGAGAACTTTGTCAAAACACGCTATAATAACCCTACAGCTAGTAGGGTTACTAAAGTATTACTCTACAAATTCTACAGTGTTTGTGCGTAATGCTTTGTAAACATTTGGCATTACAGTTGCAAGCTCGTTTTGCAAGTTGTCTGCAAGTAAGTCTCCGCTAACATAAGCGCATTTTGCTTGCACAGGGAAAGCGTATTTTACTTTGTTGTTTTTAATTGTTTTGTGTGCGTTGAACGCGACTACGAGCTTGTAGCTTTGTAATTTTTTGTTGTAAACGAGTTTTGCTTTTGCTATGCATTGTGTAAGCATTTTTGAGTCCTTTTTAGTGTGTATGCATGTATTATAACGCACTTTGCTCAAAACGTCAACTCAAAATGCAAAGACCACGTTGTCAACCAGGTCTTTTTTTTGGGACTTAAAGTGTTGTATTTCTACAACACTCTAGGTCTAATTCGTCATGGGTGGTTTTGATGGGTCACACCATGATTGACCCGCAGGTTTCGCAGAGGGTTTATAATGCGGCAAGCCTAGGGCCCGCTCTGCAGGATCGCACTTGACCCTACCCGCAAATAGTAAAGAGGATGTTTGATAGAAGAAACAGTTTTGAACCTGCCCTACCGTGCCGTCCACGGACTTGTCTATCAACCACATTACATGCCAACTTGATCCGGCGTGCCTCGCCCTTGCGGGTCTGCTTTCGTGTAGTCCAAGTAGAGCCTAGCCGTCACTAGGAATAGTTCTCTACTTGGGTACCTACCGGAGTTGGTAACCTCAATTTGGGAGGCAGAGTCTCCAAACTCTCTTCGTATCCCTTGGCTACGACCCTTTTTGCTTTCGCGTGGGTCCTTGCATTTGAGGATCGCCTTTTATCTTCTTCTTGTGTTTATTATAGCGCCAATCACCTACCTCGTCAACTGGCGCTATAATACCCTTTCAATCTATGCGGTTTCTCTTTCAACCACTGACAGCATGTTCGCTGGCACTTTCCAGCTGCCCCAACCGGGTACCGAGACTGTCACATACTTGATAGCCACTTTGGTAACTAACCCACGCATGAGTCTGCCGCTTTTTGAGCTGGTGAACTCCACATTGTCGCCAACTGCAATCGAGCGTTTGATGCGCTTGCTCAACTGTTCCCTGTTCCACTTGACCGCATCGATCATGCTACTCAACTCAGTGTTGGTCCACTCTTGTAGCATGATCGCCCTGTTTACGTCTTGTATCGTTAACATACCGTCTCCTTACGCTGGTTCAAACAATTTTTGAAACTGTGCCTTGACTCTAAAGTAGGCCCTAAGCTCTGCTAGGGAGAACTCTTCTGAGTTTGCATCAATGTAAATCAATGTCTCCAGCATGCCTGTGTTCAAACGGGCTTTGATGCCTTCGATAACTTTGAGATCTTCTGTAATCATATCGCTCCTTTGTGTGTGTATGCGTTAATTATAAGGCATTTTGGGCAAGACGTCAACCTTCAAGCCAACAATCCCTGGCTAGCTCTGTGGTTATTGTTTCGCCACCAATGTAGTCGCCTGAGAACCCACTAGTGTTCTCTAAGGTCAGCGACGCTCCCATATAGCTCTTCTTGATGGCGATAATCTTGCCCGACTGCTCGATGTCGCTCTTAAAGCAGACCCAGTCGCCTAGTTTAACCGCTTGTCCTTCTACCGTTGCCTGCATAGTTTCGCTCCTATGTGTTGTTTAAGTGTTTATTATACTGCCTTTTGGGCACCCAGTCAACCTACATGCTCCAGTAGGATTCGGATGCTGGTGAACAATAGTGGGGAGTGTCATAACGCTCTAAGAACTCCCCGCCACCCATGAGATTCCGCTTGGCCACATAAGTCTCGTGTATCTCAAACCTGTAGCCCATCCGGGGGTGGTACAGATCGTATAGCTCGTTAGACTCACGCAACATGGCCTCACGATCCTTGCGGTCGTAGTCATACTTGCCCACCAATCGCTCACCCGTCTTCTTGCGAGCGTCCCGCTTGTAGATTTCCAGTGTGAACATCATTGCGCAAACACCTCTTTTGAAAGGATGTCCTTCTCAACCAACTCATGCGCTAGGTTAAGAGCCATTGTAGCCACAGTGATGGCTATGATGCGCTCTTGCCCGTTGAATCGCTGGCAGTACTCCATCAGCTGATCCAGGCTCTCTGGAGTGGCAAACAGGCCCGTCTTTGGGATTGGGTTCTTTACTATATCA